GTAATTAAAGCAACCTTCACTCTGCGTCATCCTCAATAAAGTTCTCGATCCCGACTTTCTTTTTTGCTTTCTTGCGTTTCTCTAAATTAGACTCAAATGTGACCATAAAGTCATCCATGTATTCTTGAGTATAATCATTATGGAAAGGACGATTCATTTCAGGAGTTGCTTCTTCAGCCTGAACCATCTCCATGATTGTGATGTTTCTAGTCGAACTATATTTGACGTAAAGCTGCTTTTTCTCTTTTTGGATCCTGCGCAAGAATGCGTAGTAAATTATCTGCGTAAAGTATGCGAAAGGATTACTACTTTTGTCAGGATTAAAATTACTGATGTATTGAACGCAGTTCTCCACACCATCAGAAATCATATCCTCTCTGAATTGATAGCTGATAAAGTTTGGCTTGGTAGATAATCTTCGAGCGATCATCAAAAAGCACTCACCCACATAATTCGGGATGATTGGCTTTTCTTTGCCTGCCTTTTCAGCTTCTCGGACTTGTTCTCGATACTCGATTAGCGAGTTGAGAAACTCTTTGTTGTTGATATAATGAGTTGATTTTCGTGCCACTTAAAAAACCTCTTGACTTTTTAGTTAATAGTCGGTATAATTCCATATGCGGTTTTTAATAATAATATTAATGCATAAAGTTATCAGTATTTCCAGAAGGTTGCCATGCTTCTAACAACTTCTTATAAGATTCCTCATTCATTTTGGGGTGTTTCATAAGTTTAGTATTGGTTGCAAGGCTTTCCTCTTTCGAACTATTATACTCCTCACTACTCAAAATGTCAAACTCTTCAACGCATTCATTGTAAAGTTCCTCTAGTTCTTTACTTATCCCAGAAATCGTAATTAAATGACTATTGAATATTGGGTGAAAACTCCAACTGCTTCGAGGCAACCATGGGCTGAGTGAAAGGATTTTTTCCCCATCTTCAAAATAAGATAACACCTGCATGGGATCGCTGACAAACATAAAACCACTTTCTTCAGTGTCAGCAACTTTAGCAACAATATCTTCACCGTTCGTCAATTTCAAATATCTGATCATTGTTGTTCTCCCATTTTGATGTTATATATTCTGTATACAAACTTCTCTTGATTGTATATTTTCATTCGCTCAATAAAATGATTCAGCGTATAGTTATGGTTATCTCTATAACTCAAATCATCAACAATGTCATATAAAGTTGCAACTTCTTTGTCCTCACCTAACCGCAATGCTCGACCAATCGATTGTAAAACTCTAACTTTAGATTTAGATGGGCTTGCAAAAATTATATTATGTAAATTGCGTATATTGATCCCAGTAGAAAAAGTACCAAAGGAAGCAATAATAATACCATCCGCTTCCTTTTCTGTGAACGATCTAACTTCCTCGCGATCTGAAGAAGCGACTCCTCCGTGAATAAAGCTAACGGATCTTGTTCCTGCTCGGTTTTTGATGTCTTCATACAAGACTGCTCCATGACGATCTACATACTGATACAAAATTAAAGTATTTCCCTCAAGAGATAATGCTAAATTTCGTATGAATGCATTTCTCTTTTCATTGGATACTAAAAAGTCAATCTCATCATTATACTTATAATTCTGTGCGAGACGTCTAATTCCATCAGGATATTCTAATACCAGTGCTTTGATTCTGAAATCAGCGAGTTGCTTTCTTTCCATTAGTTTACTTGTTTCAGTCACCTTATATACTGGTCCAAATAAACCTTCTAACACGAGCTGATGCGTTTCAGTTCCATCGAGTGTTCCTGTCAAACCGACACGATACTTGGTGTTTTCCAAATTAGTCATGATTTTACTCAATGACTTTGATTTATACAAGTGCGCTTCGTCACCAATTACTGCATCGAACTGTTTGAAGTAATCGGCTGGCAATTTGTAAATGGACTGCCATGTAGAAATGACTACACGTTCATCAGTATTTTTTTCTGCTCCTGCCATGATTTCATGTACAGTACCTTCGTATCCATAATCCCGAAAGTCTTTCTGCATCTGGGATACTAATGACACAGTTGGTACTAGAATTAATATTCTACCTTGAATAAACCGAGTTAGCAAGTAAATGATTAATGACTTACCTGATGCAGTCGGGGATAGTAATAAGCATCTTCTATATCTAGCAGCGTGAACAAAAGCAGTTAGCTGATAATCTCTAGGCTCAAATGGTAAGTTGAGTGATTGGACAAACTCTTTGGCTTCATATAATGAGAACTCATCTACCAAGTCCATCTTCTCATTAATTTTTATGGTAGCATTATTTTCTTTAGCAAATTTTCTGAGATATGGGAGCAATCCAATGTACAAAGTCTTAGCTCGAACATTGAACAAGCGAATCTTTCCATCCCAGTATTTCTTTCGATAACTTGGCATGAATTCATGTCCAGGAACCATGAATGTGAAGTAGTCACTCAAACTCTGAGCTAACGATTCTTCACAATCCACCCGAACGAATACTTCGTTCATCTTGGTAATATTCATTACATCCCAATTATAAGTCTTTTCCATTCGATTACATTCTTTAGCTGAAAGGATCTATTGTTAAGTTGCTTTATTATTTCTTCCAGAAAAGACACTTTCTCATTCTGATACTCCAGCATTGTCTGTAGTTTCAGCATGGGTTTGTCTGCGTCGATATAATATCGAATCTGGTCTTTTAAAACACGCTTCTCTTTATTGATAGGATCTAGACGNAGAGAATCTAACTCATCGTCATCCATGGGCATTCCTGCGTAAAACTTCCACAGTAATGCTGAACGTTCTTTCATAGCTCGAGTCTTCGAGCTTCTAAACGTTCTTCTGATAAAATTTTAAAATACTTGGCATGCAGTTTTGGTGTATCTGCACTTGCTTGAGATACGCTGTTGATATTATCTGAAATATCTAACGCTGAATCTTTCTCCCAAAGATCTTGTATCTTGCTGAGATCCATAATAACTCCACTGTAACATATTATCTAATTTCGTAGGTTCTATATCTGAAAGTGACATCACTGGTCAAAAACTCAATATCACTTGAAGTATAATCAAATTCTAAACTTGATAGAGCAACTGGGAACATATCAAAAAATACAACTTGAATATTTGCATTCTTCGCATTTGTTAGAATATTCAACGTAGCATCGCTATACAACTCACCACTATCTGGGTTGAGTTTTGAAGATTTGTTGCGTTCCCTTCTGTATTTTTCAAAGTCAGTATCACGACCAATAGAAGTAACCCAATTATACAATTCTTTCCAGTTGTTTAAATCCTCATCAACAATAAACCGCAAATTGAACTCCTCATAAGTAATGTCATCTCCAGGAAAGAAGTTTGACGCAAAAGGAGTTGGTTGAATTGCTTGCCCCAAAATAAGTCCAGGAAGATTCGCAGCTTGTACGAAAAATTCTGTGTTTGGAATCTTCTTTAGCTGAAACTGGAAACCAGTCGGCGAAAGGTAATTCTTATTTGTGGGAGCTCTGCTTAGTGCTGACATATCATTTCCTAAACTCTACTTCAATATTTAGGTGTAAAAAAAGGGAGCCTTTCGGCTCCCTCAAAATAACTACTTTAGTAGTCTTTTTTATTATTTTAAACTCGATTACATCAAGTTAGAAACAGCTACAAATCTGTAGTAGATGTTCTTGTTAGCGAACGAGATAGTTCCGTCAGCAGCTGACGTAGCGAATGGGTTCGCGACCATGCCGTAGCGAGTCTTGAAGCCAATCTTAGGCTGGAACGTATCTTCACCAACCGCACGAACCATCTGGAGTGGTACGTATGGGCAGTAGAAGAGACCAGCGTCAAACGCTGAAGAACCTTTGTAGCCAATAGTAACATACTGGTTGCCTGAAGCTGAAGAGAAGTATGGGTCAATGTAGACACGAATACGACCATTCAATACACCAGCGAATGTGTTACCAGTATCGTCAACCTGAAGGTTGTTGCTGTCAAGAGCAGGAGTATAGTCAAGTACACCAGCCATCTGAAGAGCAGAAGCTACATCAGAAGAACAGATCATGACGTTACCCTTACCACGACGAGTCGCCTTAGCAATTGCGTTTGCTTCACGCTCGATTTGGAACATCAGACCCTTGAACTTCTCAACTGACCAACGACCATTTGAGTCAACGTCAAGGTTGAATGTACCAGCAGATGCAACGTTATCTTGAGCACCAGCAGTAGCAGTGTAGTTAATTGTACGAACTACTTCGCGGTTGATTTCTGAAAGGATCTCAGCTGACAAGATGTTTGCCAACTCAGACTCAGCGTCAAGACCGTGAACAGCCTTAAGATCCTGAGCGAGTTCCATTGTGTACTCAGCCTTCAACGCACGAGAAACTGCTGTTACAGAAACTTTCTCGATTGAGAATGCCATTTCGCGGAATTGCTCACCAGTCGCTCCACCCAATGCTTCAGCCTGAGCTGTAGTCATACCTGATGCAACTGTATAACCGTTAGCTGAAGCACGAGAAGTAGGATCAGCACCAGTCTGACCAACAACAGTACCAACGTTAGATTCGTCGATGTTGTTAGTTGATGCAGTGTTAGCCGCATAAGACTTCGAGAATGAAG